TAGATTGGGAACTGTCTATGCACTTTTATGACACAAAAGATAGTGCGTACTTTCAAACCAAAGGATATTCCAACAATGTATTACAATGGGATACCGGAGAAATAAACCTACAGAACAACAACAACGCTACTACCTATACAGGCTCCTACGATTTTGATAACAGCCTTGATAGAGTGTTTGTACGAGTAGGTGGAGTAGATAACGCAAATCTTGCTACAGGCCCATTGTTTGACAATGTTTCGTATACAGTAAACTACAATGTTATAACAACTGTGGTAAATACTTGGATAGACATTGTTCAACCGATGCAAATGGAAGAGTCTATAAAGTTAGACCTAATAGAAACATACGAGAATGCTTCTGTAGAAGAACAACAAAAGATGGACATAGAGATGCAAAACATGGATGTGGTTATGCATTTTGAATTAGAACCAACGTCTTCTATGGATAACATGAATGACATACAGGGTATGCCTGAAACTTTAAGTGTTGGCGTTATTGGGGATATGTTTCAGGATGTGGGCACTACGGGGGAAATGTCCATGGAAGAAGTGATGGTAAAAGTTGAAACTATGGTAGCAGAAATACAAAACATAGGTATGGATGTAGAATCTGTAGAAGTAAAGATGCCAGATCAAGAGATGCAAGTTGTTATAGCTGATATAGAACCAATGAGTGAACCAGTAGAAGAACCAAAAATAGAAGCACCTGAACCTGAGCCAGTAGAATTTACACAGGAAGAAGTAGAGGGAACTGTAGAAGTTGCGGATAATAAAGTGGAAACAACTCCTGAAGTTAAAGAAGAAATTAAAGAAGAAGCTAATGCAGAAGAAAAAACAATTACTAGCAATACAGTGGAAGCTAAAGAGGTTGCTAAAGAACAGGAAGAACCTCAAGAAAAAGAAGTAGCTGAAGAAGAACCTAAAGAAAAAGAAGTAGCTAAGGAAGCTAATGAGGAAAAACCAAAAGAGACAATGGCGGAGAAGCCAACTAAAGAGCAGGAAAAGAAACAAAAGAAAGCCAATCAAATTATAGCAGGACTACCAAATAGCTATGACCCTGTATCACAGATTACTACCCTTGCTCTTGTTAATGCTCTCGGTCCAGATATATCTACATACCAAAATGTAGCAACAGTTGTTCAGCCAACGTGGTACGTTGCAGAAGATATTTATACAGATTCTATTATGCCCGACCCCCTAGGAAGTTACATTAGTGTGCGATCAAATTTACAAATAGAAAAAATGATTGGACAACAGTATGAGTAGTGAGGTAGAATATAAAGGAATTAAAGTTAAAGGCAGTAGGTTACTGCTAATTCTACCTTTACTTGGTACACTTGGAGGAGGTCTTTGGGCTGGTTTTGAAGGGTACGCACGTTGGGTAGCAATGGAGGAAAAGATAAATGGCTACGTTGCTCCTAATCTTACTAGCTTTACTGTAAAACTTGATGTGCTAGAAGAACGTCTTACTAGTGTAGAGACCAATACAAATACAGAAGTTGTTGCATTAAAGACAAATATAACTACAGAGATGTCTGCGGTAAAAGAATTAGTTAGTGCTGCACAAGACGATGCAAGAACAATTCGTACAGACCTAAGAAAAGATATTAACGAAGTACAAGATCAAGTTGCTGGTGTGGACAGGCGAGCAAGAGGTCTAGATCTAGAAGTTCGTGGTATATTAAGACAGATAGAATCTGATATGCGAACCTTAATTGATCATGCAGCCGATAGATTTGATAATAAAAGAACGGCTATTGAGTCTGATGCAACTCGTAGATCAGAAGCAATTGATACTAAACTCCAAGAACTGGAAGAGAGATTGAGAACAATGTTAGTAAGAGCTTTAGATAATCCTTTGGCTGGCCAATAATGGCAGACGAAGATAAAAAGAATTGCAACTGTGAAAATTGTGATTGTGAAAACTGTACATGCTCAGAGGAAAATCCCTGTGCGTGTATGACTGATAAACAAGGAGAAGATACTAATGGTTGAATTAATGAATAGATTTAAAGAGCCTTCATCATATGCGGCACTCAGTGGTGTATTTGCTATGTTAGGCATAATGGTACCAAGTGACTTATGGCAAAGCGTAGTTATGGTTTGTTGTGGTGCAGCCGGTGCTGTTGGATTTTTTATACGTGAAAAGAAAGACTAAGCTATGAGGTTACAAGCATTAAGGGCACAGTACGTGGCTAATATAGGTTTAGCAAAAGCTAACCTTGATGTATTATTACATTCTGCTGTAGGTATTGGGGAACATTCTGATATTACAGCAGAGATAGATAAGTGGATAGGGGCTATTGCAAGTAATCAAGATAAGATAGAAGCTATTGATGGACTGTACGATACTCCAGAAGAAAAAAAAGAACAAAGGGAAATGTTTCCCGATGCAAAACTATGGTAAAGGGGAACACACCATGTCAAGTATAACAGATGCAACAAAAGCAAAGATAAGAAAATTAATGGGTACAGGCACTTCTGACCTTTCAATTCTCAAGCAAGTAAAGACTCTTATAAAAAATGAATTAGGAAAAGATAGACCAACAGGAGCTAGACCAAAAATGGGTAGCAAAGGATACGGAGCTAAACCAAAGAAAAAAATGATGGGTGGCAAAGTAGCTAAAAAGAGGATGTACGGTGGATCAGTTAAAAAATCTAAATAAAATCCGAAGAAAAACCAGCACTATACCTTTTGGTTATGTGTTGGATACACAGGATGAGAAACACTTGTCTCCTATACCAGATGAACTACAAGCACTGGATCAGGCATTAACATATGCCAAGTCTTGCGGGTGGCGAAAAGCAAGCCAGTGGCTGTTGGCAAAAACAGATAGATATATATCTGATGAAGGTTTAAAGAAACGCAGTAAGTTAGGAACCCATTTAGATGGCAGCAAAAGCCAAACTGGATAGGAGGGTGATACGTAAAGCCGTATCAACAAAACTATCCAACCTTAAAGCTAAGGTAAAAAAAGACTCAAAACGTGCTGTAAATGCACGGTACAGGGCGAATAAACTACAAGAAAGCCTTGGTAAGATAGACGCAGCTCTCTCAGGACATGGAAAAGAACCCATATCTGAAGAAGAACTACTAGCTTTACCAGAAAAAGTACGAAACCACGTTGCTGAAAACGAGATTGTCTTTAAAGCTAACGATGGACCGCAGGCAGAGTTCTTAGAAAGTCCAGAAAGAGACGTACTGTATGGCGGAGCAGCAGGAGGAGGCAAATCATACGCACTTTTAGCTGATGTTTTAAGAGATGTAGGTAATCCTAACCACAGAGGCTTACTACTAAGACGTACTCTACCAGAATTGACCGAACTTATAGACAAAAGTAGGCAATTGTACATGAAAGCGGTGCCGGGGGCAGTATTTAAGCAAGCAAAATCTACATGGGAGTTCCCTTCAGGGGCCAAAGTGTGGTTTTCTTACGTAGATGACGAAAGAGACGTAACAAGATACCAAGGACAAGCGTTTAATTGGATAGGCATAGACGAAATAACACAATATCCCACACCATACGTGTGGAACTACCTAAGATCAAGACTTAGAAGTACCGACCCAAAACTTGGTCTATATATGCGGTGTTCAGCTAATCCGGGAGGTGTAGGAGGCTGGTGGGTAAGAAAAATGTACATAGATCCATCTCCACCGGGATCAGCTTTTTGGGCAAAAGAATTTGATACACAGAAAACAATAAGGTACCCTATAGGGCACGCAAAAGAAGGGCAACCTTTATTTCTAAAGAAATTTATACCGGCAAGGTTAACAGACAATCCATATCTTGCTATAGATGGGCAATACGAAGCTATGTTGCTCTCCTTACCAGAAGTAGAACGAAAACGATTATTAGAAGGAGACTGGGATGTCGCAGAGGGGGCAGCTTTTACAGAATTTAGTAGATCCATACATGTGGTGGAAGCCTTTGACCCGCCAGATGGTTGGGCTAGGGTACGTGCCGGAGATTATGGCTACAGTAGTCCTTCTTGCATTCTTTGGGGTGCTATAGACTGGGACAACAATATCTGGATATATAGAGAACTGTATATAAAAGGTAGAACTGGTGAAGCTCTTGGTGAATTAGTATTAGAATTGGAAAGAAACGACCCAACCATGCAAATATCTGTATTAGATGCAAGTTGTTGGAACAGAACAGGGTTAGGTCCAAGTATAGCAGAGACAATGAATAGAGGTGGCTGTAGATGGATACCATCCGATAGAAACAGACTGGCAGGAAAGATAGAAATACATAGAAGACTAGCTTGTGACAGTAGAGGACAACCAAGAGTAAGAATTATGGATAATTGTACAAACCTAGTAAGAACATTGCCTACATTGCCTCTATCTAAACACAACCCAGAAGATGTAGATACAAAAGCAGATGATCACGCATACGATGCGTTACGATATATGATGATGGTAAGATCTTTACACAATGCAAGCACACCGTATTATTCTAGTAGGCAATCACAACGGTATGTCCCACAAAATGAGGTATTTGGATACTAATGGCTAATATTACTGTAGAAGATCTTTTTATTGAAAGACTTACAACCCAACCGGGTATGACTGCAAAATCTTATGAAGCATTTATGCAGAATACTTCTATACCCGCTGATATGAAAAGTAAAATATTAAAAAGTTTAGAGTCTGGCACTGTGAATGCTGCTAAAGGTTTAAGTAAGACTGATGTTAGTGCCATGCTTACAACTATGATAAAGTATAGGAATCATAGTTTTCCTAAAAATGATATGCGTATAGCTGATATGTCTCCAAAAGATTATGTAAAGTTAAGTAATCAAAAGTATATATTAGATAGCAAACTTGGTAGTCCTAAAATATTAAAAGGCTATATGGACCCAATTTTTGAAAGATATACAGATGTTAAACCTATGAGTAGGTTGGCTGCTGGGGATAGTACTTATGCTATAAAAATTGGTGGCCAAGGTGATAGGGTTATTCCTACAAGTATACCAGATGATATATATGCTACAACAACCCGCCACATAGAGACTTACCAAAAAGGTAGTATTGATAGAATTACTGCTAGATTATTATTTTTAACAGGGGATAGAGGGGCTGAATTTAGTAGATTAACTGTAGATAGTTTTGATGATATAAATAATCCCACATTAGATAACAGTGGTAACGCAGTTAAAAATTTAAAAGCAAATGTTGCTAAGGGTAGACTGTCATACTTTACAGATTTAGAAAGATATTATATTTTAAGAGCTAGACAATTGGCTTTACTAGATGGTAGAAAAGAACTTTTTCCAAATGCACCTAGAATAAATGCTGAAATAGTAGATAATTTAAAAGCTACGTATGTTGTTGGTGATGCTGATCCAAAAAAAATATTTAAAGTATTTAATGAAAGATTAGGGGAATACCAAGAAAAAGATCCAACAAGAATTTTTATAAGAAATTTAGCTAAAGACAGATCTGGTGCACTTTTTGCACGAGGAGATTTACCACAAGGAGATCCTTTTTATATAACTCAAAATGCTATTAATAATCAAAATTTAACACATGGTATAAAACTTCCAGTATCTATGATAAAATATATGAGTACTGAGGGTGCTTTAAGAACTATAGTAACTCCGGGTATGGACATTTTAGATAATCAATATACTGCTTATACAGGATATAATTCTGCAGAAAGTATGGTAGCTAAAGATGGGGTTATTAATGAATATAAAAATACTAGTGGTAAAACGCTTATACCAGAAACAGAAATTAAAGTAAAACATACTACAGCAATACCTGCAAAAGATGCAATTTTACGTCATACTTACGCTATGGGTTGGATGCCAAAAGATGCACTAATAGATTGGGAAACAAGCCACGAAAGTAATTTTGTTAAAAATTTAAATTCTAGTAGTGCACGATTGCACACTTTAGATTCTAACAATGCTGCATATATTGATGATGCGGTATCGGAAGCTGTTCTTAATTCCCGTAAAAGATTTGCTCAAGCTTCAAAGTTAAATCAAGAAACTTTAGAAGACATAGCAAATAATGAAAAATTTCTTGAAAATGAAAAAATTAAAAGACAAACAGATCGTAAATTTAATATAGATGCTGAAAAGGGAGAAAAAGTTCAAGCAAGTAGAGATGCAATTAGGGGTTCTAATTTAACTGATGATGAAATTATGGATGAACAAAATAGATTAGAAGATAGCAGACCTACACGAATGGATGGAGAAACCCCCAGAACATTTACTCAAAGATTAAAAGCTTGGAGAAGTAGTATAGGAAAAGCAGGATTAAAAGCTCTTCCATTTATGGGATTACTTGAACCTATTAGATATGGAATGCAAGGATCTCAAGCAGTAGAAGAACAACTTGCCCAATTTGCAATATTTCCAAATGAAGTTCCGGAAGATTATTATACAGGAAAACGATCTAAAAAATTAAAGGCTAATCAAGAAAAAGATATTGTGATTAGAGCTAATCTTGCAATGGACCCTGCAAGTACAGAAGAAAACGTAGCAGAATTAAGAC